TTACAGGCTGATTAGGCGGTATCTGGCGTTGGATCGGCAAGCCGGTTGGCGTCATTCCGCGCATGGGGCTTATATTAACTGGTGTATCCTGTTGACCTTGACTATAAATTTGAGGAGTACCATATAAATTATTTACCTTCTCCATAGTAGCCATTCCGCGAGTTAAAGCATTCGCAGCAAAGCTTTTAACATCAGGAGCAGCATTCAATTCATCTAACATATGTTTAGTGACTTCTGGTTTAAAACCAAAAGTTTTAGACATGGTAAGTAATCTTTGAGCAGCGGTTTGCTTGGTAATGCTAGGATCATTAGCTAATGTAGATAATTCGGAATTAACAATCTGGAATTGGTCGTTAATTTGCTTTAACTTCTCTTGACTTAAAGCAATATTACCACGTTCCAAGTTTTGGTATTGCCCAACTTGGTCAAGAATAGTTTTCTGTGCTGGTAGCGCAGGAGGCTTAGGATAGCTAGACGTATCAACTTCAGCCATAATTAAAATCCTTTAACCCGGTAATGGACCAACAAAACTATTAGTACCCCAACCGGGTAACTCTGCACCAGCACCGCCGCCGTATAAGCCCTTATATGCTGCATATCCACCTATGTTATTAGCAGCGTTCCCAATTTGGCCGCCTATATTATTCCAAGCTGCAGCTTGTGCGTTACCTGCACCAATAGTAGCAGCAGAACTTTGATTAGCGGTATTCATCCCAACTGTACCAGTATTTACAGCAGCATTTTGGCCCATATCAACTAAACCTTTTAGACGATTATAGGCATTAGTTTTATTTGTATTAGCTACATCAAATTGAGTTTTATAAGTATTATCAGCTAATCCGGTAGCAAATGAAGCAGCACCTTTTAAAGCCGCTCCTGAAACACCCAAGCCTCTAGCGGCAGCCGCGTTTTGAGTAGACTTTAAACCTTGATCCCTAGTAAATTTATATCCGGGGGTACTTTCCAACCATTCTTGTGTAAGCTCAATAGGAGCCGTTAATTCTGGCAATCTTTCTTCTAATTCAGTTAAAGCCCTACCACCAGCTTGCCTATATGGTTGTAATTCCCCTTTAATATCATTATATATTTTATCTTGAAAACCTATAGCTGCATTAGACGCATTAGTCTGAGCATCAGAAGCTTTATTAGACCCATAAATACTTGCTCCTGCTCCAATAACTGCGCTTCCTACAACTGCTGTTGCAACCCAAGCATTACATAAATGCTTGTCCTCATAATCTTCAATATCTAAAGAAAATCTCATAGCAGCACCAATTGTCTATCTTTTAATTAGGCTTAAGGTCTTTTAAATTTTCTAGCGCAATTTTATAGCATCCATTTTTAAAAGTTTCTAAAGTTTTAAAAATTTTAGATTTATTTCGATCATGTAAATTTATTAAGCTATGAGCTAAATAAGAAGCTAAAATGTTAAAAACAACATCTGGTGGCAACCCTACTAATAATTCATCAATGTTATTAACAATATCAGTTTCAATAATTTTATCTGATTTTTTAATTTCTGATTTTACTTCTAAACTCATATTTAAATTCCCTCTAATATTAACTGTCTATCTTCTTTAAATTCTAAATATTCTTGCTCACTCTGAGCTATAAATTCTTTTTCAATTAAACCCACATTTGTTTCTTCTGTTCCATGAACAGTAATCCAAACGCAATCTTCTAAAGCTTCTGCAATTCTTTTAGTTCCAGCAGGAGAGACTACTATAAAAGGAGCTTGCACTTCTTTCATTTCATCATCAACTAAAACTTTAATACGCCCTTTAGCTAAAATATTTAATTGCTCAAATTTATGAATTTTACCAGTAAGGATTATTCCCTTTGGGATATGTAACTCTCTAGCGTAAACACCTTTAGAAAAATGATCTATAACTTTTAAATCAACTTGAGGGGAAAGCCTTATTAAATCTTCTAAAGCATTAACTTTTTGTCTGCTTATCCCCTCATTCCTAAATTTAGCATTTTTAAAATTTTCAATATCTGATATTTCAAAAACACTTTTACATGCTAATGATGTTTCATTCATCTGTTATGTGTATCCACACCATAAGAAGGAATAAATTTCATTGTAGGCAGAACAGACCAAGTAACAGTTACAATATCAGCAACAGCTACCGGAATTAAACTGCCTGTGACAGTAATAGTATCGCTACCGCGTGTCAAAGTAATTCCTGAAATCGTTCCCCCTGTTATAAAAACATTTCCCGGTTCTTCAGCGCGATATTCAAATGGAGAAGTGCCTACAGTAATGTCAATAAAAGCTGGAGGCGCTATAGTAAATTGTTGTAAATATTGTACCCAAGGTTCTTTAATTTTTTTTAAATTATCTACAAAATCTTGTATGACTGAAGGAAATGGTTGCATTTAAGTTCTCAACGGTTGAGCTTCAACAAATGCACCATTTAAAGCAGTAATAACAGGACCACTCCAAGATAATTCAAAAACTCTATCCCGCGCCATTCCTAATCTATTCCATTGAGGGTCGGTAAGAAACTCACTCTGCCTTCCTAAACTTTGACCAATAGGTGTATTAAAGTTTCTCCCTCTATCATCGGACCATCTTAAAAATATGATAGGTTCATCATTATCATCTTCACTACCAACAGGTTTTAAAGATGTTCCCGGCTCAATATTTGCACTTGCATTCTTATAAATAACACGCTGAAATTCAGGCCCAACCATGTGGATAAATCGTCGAACAAATCGCATATTATCGCCACCATCAGTAGCAAGACTTGGGTTTAATTTATAAATTTTACCAGTAGAGTAATCACTAATTAAATTAAAACCAAAACCAAAAGCTACTCCATTAGCACGATAGCGGTCAAATTCACCAGTATCTAAATTCCATTTAGCTAATTGAAACCAATACCCAGTAGTTAATTCCATAGCCCATGTTATATTAGCAGTAGGAAAAGCTAATATATAAAAAGCATGATCCTCAGTTTGAAGCATCATACCTATAGCATCTGAAGTAGTTTCATAAGTATTAAATTGAGAAACTAAATAGGGAGTTGAAACTTCCTCAACATCATATCCTTTAGTGCGAATTATAATATTTTTGCCTTGTAAATCTTGCATCAACCAAAAACCAATAACATCAGTAGTAGCAGCAGAATATGGAGCTATGCACCCATGATTGATAAACGTACCTTGAATTTGCTGGAAATAAAAATCCGCCGCGCCTGTACCAATCCAAGGTTCTGTAGTTAACTCTCCGATAAGCCACAAATTCTTTTGAATAACTAAAATAGCTACGATAGGGTCCGCACTACCAGATTTAGCGGCAATATCTAAAGGATCGAAAGACGTACCAGCGGTTAATAAAGCAAAGTCAACCATTGAAAGTGAAATATAAAATTGATTGGTGTCAGGACGATTAAACACAAAAAATGTATCTAAAAATCTAACTTGGTCCGCACCATAAAAACTAGGGTCTATAATTTGACCAAAGGCATTAGTTGCCATATCGATAGCCCACCCCATAGAGCTACCATCAACTAACACAACAGCTAAGCCATTATCAGCCATATAAACTATAGAAGCTCTATCTGGAATGCTGCCTACAAATACCATATTCCCGTTGCTTTGAACTAAATAAACTGTAGGCCCTACTACAGAATAAACTGTACCTATAGAAGTTCTATATAAGCAACGATTAATTCCCGGTGTTAATGGCGCGGCTTGTTGCTCGCAACCGGGGAATTGATAATAGGTAATAGGTACTGGTGCGGTCTTATCATTTACTTCAGCGTAAAGATTAATAGATTGTTGAGCAGACGCAATTAAAGATTTACCAGCATAAGGTTGACCTAATAAATTAACCGCTGGCATTAGTCTTACCTATTATCAGGATTATAAAGACTAAACGCTCTACTAGAACGTACACCGGGAGCACCCGGCATTTGTAATGTAGGAACCTGAGTATTATTTTTACGGATATTATTTAAACCAGCTTTAGCTAATTTAATAGTTTGAGCCATTGCTTCAACCTGATACATAGAGCAAACACGCAAAGTTAAATTATACATGATTGCTTCTTCATATTCTTCAGGCATAATAATTTCAGTATCTAAATTGCTGGTAATATCAGATACGGTCCAAGTAAATCCAGCACCAGTTCCGCCAATATCAGCCGCATCAGCCGTAAGGACATTACCTATAGCAAAATTTTGTCCGCCTGTTGCGAGACTGACAATTGAAACAACGCCACCAGTAACCGTTATATCGGCTGTAGCAAGTTCACCAACTCCACCTGTCAAAGCAATAGCGGCGTATTGTCCATCGGTATAACCAGCACCACCAGTAGTAATTGAGCCACTAGAAATAGTGCTACCAAAGCCTAAGCGACTTTGATAAATAAAATGAAGCTCATATTGTGAATTAGGTACGGGCCAAGGATAAAGCTTAGCTAATGGATATTCATTTGTATAAAAGAAATAAGTAGGTAAGCTTGGCAAATCTTTAACTGTAATTCTTATGTAATCCTCATAAGAAAAAATCTTTTTTAAAGGTAAGCTTACAGGGTTTTGTCCTGTGTTACGTTGTATTACATAACCACCTTTAATATCGCTAGGAGGAATTATATTTATATCCCCTCCTAGCCCAACTGTGTAAAATTTAGAACCATCAGCAGTAATTTCAAACTCTTGTAATGATGGAACTAACCAACGCTGCTTTTGCCATACAGCAATCATGCGCTGTAATCGCGTAAAAGCATCATTAATATCTTCAGGAAGGGCAGTTTGCCCTACGCCTAATACACCAGCTTCTTTTAAACTATCGGTGCATAAGTCGCGGGCAGTAGTCATTACGTTTGCCCACCCCAACCAGCAGCCTTCTTATCTTCTTTAGGCTCAGGTTGCTTAGTGTATTTAGCTTCTTCTTCTGCATTCATAACACGAACTTTACCAAGCTTACCTTCAACTCGAATAAGCTTAGGATATTCAGCCTTATCATTACCCTTTTTATTTTTAGCCATTTCTATTCCTTTGGTTTCAAATTGAAAAAACCCCTAGTGAGCATTACACTCACTAGGGAAGTTGGGAGGAACGTACTTAAGAGATACTATCAGCAACAATAACAAGCCATTCTGGACGGATATATTTCTTACCGAACAGAACGTCAACGCGGGTAGCCAACTGATCACTACCATTTAAATAATCAGTCAAAATACGCATTGAAATACCATCGTAGTTTGCGCGGGCGCATTCAACAACGGCACCTGTAGGCATAACCAAG